CCGGCGCAGGAGCCGGGGCGGGGGCGGGATCAACCATTGTCTTCGTCCTCTTCTACTTCGTTAATGATGATGTCTTTCCCCGAACGTATCGAAAGAAGCTGCGCGTCAGTCAGTTCGAGGTATTGCTGAATACGCAACCATACTTCACGGCGACCCACGAGGATCATAGTCTTGTCCCGATCGCCGGCCACGGCTGCGCTCTCGTAAGCCCGGCAGAACTCACCGAGATCACGGAGCACCGTCTGCCCGGCTGGAGAGCCGAGGGCGACTTTGAAGTTCACACGTTTAGTTCGAAGGAAGGCTAGTGTCTTTTCAAGCTGGGCTCGAATATCCATTATGCACCTTGCGGGGCCGCCTGCTGGGCAGGGGCTTGTCCTGGCTGTTGGGGTTGAGCTTGGCCGGCTGCGGCCTGTTTGGTTTGCGCGTTCATCAGCGCCGCTTTCGCTGGCGCCGCCTCAATCTGCTGTTGACGCTGCTGGGCTTGAGCCCGAGCCTGCGCCTTGGCAGCAACCTGTTTATCAGACGACATCCAACTGGCAGGCACCGACTGCTGTTCCGACATCGCGGGAACGATCACGTCGAAATTGAACCGATCGAAGTAAGAGGTATCACCCGTGATCTTCACCACTTCCTGAAGGCTCGACATCACGCGCATGAAACCGGCAGTCTCCTGCGACTTCATCGCCTTCGATAGCGGGGAGGTGTAGACCGTGGAATAGGCGCCACCAGCCTCGCGCAAGCGCGGGGGCATCGGAGGCAAAAGACGCTGGGAGGAGAGCACATCAAGCTCGCGCTCGATCATTGGCCCCAAGTATTCCGATTGCTGACGACCGACAGTCGGGGCCAGGAGAATGCCTTTCTCATTGACCCGCTCGATCACTTCAGTCGCGGTCATGGTCGGGGACTTCTCCATGATCTGAAAGAGGGCGACCAGGAACACATCCTGGATCAAGCCCTTCTCTTCCGCCATAGCTTCTTTGCTGATCTGGATTTCACCAGTCGGCAGGACATGCACCATCAGCTTGCCATCGCTGGAGACACCGCCCTTGTTCATCGAACCGGGGCGCAGCGACATATCCACCAAGCCATCATCAGCGGTGAGCAGCACGGGATCGGCCGCGCGGTGGGCCTGCTTCAGAAAAGACTTCTTCTGCGCGTTGAGGGTCTTCAGCGCCGGCAACACCATCATCGCGGGTGAGCGGCCATAGAGTTCATTTGGGGTCTGGTCGTAGCGCGAGCACGCGATCGGGAAGGTGTTGTAGCCCCCTTCCTCCTGAAGCATGGTCTTGCTCTGGATACAGAAGTATTGGCTCTTGAACAGTTTGCCGCGCGCATCGAGCCGCTGTGGATCGTAGTCGTCGCGCGGACAGACGCGGTGAATGAAGTCGTAGGGTTGTTCGCTGTTCTGTTCCAGCGCCGGCCGCAACTCCTCGGGGAAGCGGTTCGGCCATTTCTGCATACACTGGCGCGCGGTCATCCGCCACCAGCGAATGAAACCATCCACGAGCCCCTGATGGTTCTCCCGAATGAAGAGTTGGCCGAGCGGGATCGACTTGTAGCGCAAGCCTTTGATCCGGGGATCATGCCCCTGGAAGCTGTCAATGAACATGCCGGCAGTGCCGTAGGCGCCGAGACCCTGGTAGTTGTTCTGGTTCTGTGAACTGAAGTTGGCGATCGGCGCATACCGCGCCTTGAAGAGAATGCGGGTCGCCTGCTCGAACCAAAGCTGAGTATCCCGATCCTTCATCACATAAGGATCATCTGCCTCTAGGCCATGCCAGAACATATTGCGAGGGGTCAGCAGACTGTCCAGGATCGCGCCGAACCTGTGCAGCGACACCATGCCGGTGGCATCCACCTGACGCTGGGTGAGCTTCTGACCCGGCCAATTGTAGGTGCCATAGAAGAAGGTGTTGCGCGAGGGAGGGTCGAGTAGGGAAGCAATTTCTTCCCATTGCGCCGCCGTAGTGTTGCGGTAAAGCTGGTGTTGTGCAAACTCCTGCATCGCTTCGAAGAACTCTTTGTCCTCGTAATTGGAAGAGTTGTGACCAATGCCGTAAGTGTAATTGTTAGCCACGGGGTTTTATTTCACCCCAAGGTCCGAAGCTGCTGTTGAAGAAGATGGTCCTTTTAAGCGACCTTCATTCATACTATCCATCTCAGATTTCATCTGGTTCCGGTAGTGTTGATCTAACGCATCAGCAGTAGACCGCAAATCCGCAGCATGATCAGATAAAGTTTTTCCCTTTGGCGGGATAGGTAAATCAGCCATAGAGGCCCCCTGTTTGCTGCCCAAGTAAACTCTGTGCAGCCGGGGTCATTAAATTACCACCGGCCATTAGACGTTTCTTGCGCTGCTCGTCAGTCTCCTGCTCGACCTGATTTTGAAGATCAGCACCCAGGCCGAGATCGGTCCCGGCCGGGGATAGTCCGAAATTCTTCATTGATCCCGCAGAGGTAGCCATGTCTCACCAGCAGTGGAGGTTCCGTCCAGTCTGGTTATGCACCCGGACGCCCTGCACTGTCAAGACATTATCTTTCGTGGAATAATAGATCGGCCGCCACGGACGACAAATTACGTTACTTTGTGTCGCGGTTATATTTGTCCCCGTTGTGGCGCACGCTCCGAGCAGGAGCATGAACCCAAGGCAAATTGTGACCCGACACAGGGGCCGCAGCCCGAAGTTTCTCTTCGGCCATTTGTTGCTTGACTTCCGCGACCGCAGCATCGCGGGCATCGTCGCTCCCTTTAAGAGCATCAGCCACAGCAGCTTTATTCTGAGCAATACATCGAACACTTTCATCGTGAACTCCTACGGTGAACACCGTGGTTGAGATGACGAGGCAGAGAGCCGCGTACAGGAAGTCTTTCTTCAGGATGGGGGAGAAGTACGCCGCCGCGAGGAGGCCGACGAAACAAACAGCCGTGATGCCGTAAGCCAGAACCAGCAAGCCAATGCCTGCGGTTGCCATGTGCCAAAAGTGAAGCATTTAATCCTCCCGTGAAGATTGGGGGTTGTTACCATCGTTCAGGCCAGAGTTCAAGTCGTTATTATTGTATCCCATGGCAAGCTGGCGTTCTTGGGAACCCTTCCAGACATGCACACCAACCACTGCATACCTCGCCGCCAGATAGAACGTAATAATAGGTGTGAGGTCGGTCAGCGCCTTGACCATGAACTGGTCGCCCCGCATCAGGCTCCACATGACCAGAGCAGCAGCAATCGGAGTTTCGAGCGTCAGTTCCCACGCCTGCACCGCTCGCCATTTGCCCCACCATCCATCCCCGCTCGCGATGTCCGCCAGCGTTGGACCTGTCTGCATAGAAGGAAGATCATCAAGTGACATCAGGCATCACGAGGTCCAGTCACGCACAAGCTCGGCATCGAGACCAGGATAGGTGTTGCAGTCGAGTAGCCCCGTGACCCCCGGTACGCTGGTTGGTCCCCCTGCCGCATGGTTCGTTCCATCCGTGTACTGCCACAGGAAGTAGGACTTCCACTGTGGGGGGAGTACCGGGTGACTGCTATATTGGGGGAGCCAGAGCTTGTGTGCGGAGAGGAAAGGGTCTTCGCCATGAAACTGTTCCTTGATGAGATTGCCGGAATAGAGCACCGCCTTGCGGCCGAAGCGACGTTCAAAATTCGCGAGCCAGTCGCGCGCCTGATCGAGCAGCATGGTCCGGCCATGCGTGGTGTCAGCTTCGAAGTCCAAAGCACCAAGATCGGTCGCGGGGTCGAGCTTGGCGTAGTCGAGGAAGTAATTGAGTTGCGCTTCCGGACTTGAACTGTCCGGGAAGTGGTAAGCCCCGACCATGAGCCCCGCCGCTTTCGCCGCAGCATAGCGCGCAGGATAGGTAGGGTCTTTCATGTAGGTGCCCTGGGTCGCCTTCAGGATCACACCCTTGATCCCGTAGTCCGCGATCATGGTGAACGAGTTCACCTGATTGTGGTGCGAGAGATCGAGCACTTTGAGATTGATGGTCATGGAAACTCCAGAAATAGGTGCCGGGTTATAGCAGTCCTGTAACGCCCGACTAGGGCTCCCCCGGCAGTTCTTCTAGGGCGCATAGTGCCCGGTGCTGCGAACTTTGATCTTCTTAAAACGGGTTGGACTGAATGTCAATCCCCGAAAACGTCGAAGTCAACACCTTCTGCAAGCTGGCCGGATCGGCGCCGGGCGACATGGCTCCCGAGGATCACGGCGGTGCCGGCACGCTTCATCATGATCCCGACCCGTGTGGCCGAGAGCAAGTCGTCCTTGATCTTGACGATCTGACCGTCCTTGCGGTGATAGAAGCGGCGTTCCTCAAACCAGTCGGACAGATGGGACGCGATCTTCAGGCGCCCGCTTTCTTCCCGTTCCTGCTGCTCAAGGATGCCAGCCTCGGTCGAGAGCCCACCATCCGGCCACGTCGCGTGCTGGGGCAGCATCATCAATCCGTGGTTGGCGTAGGCGTCTGCCAGGGGCTTGCCTGACGTTTTTTCTCGTGCGGTTCCGTCCTGCGGCCAAGCAACGCGGACATTGGCTCCAATGGGGCGCATCGCGGCTGCATGGTTAATCGGCATCGCATCCGCGATCCGGATGGCGTGTAGAAGGTGAAGAACGTCATTATCTTTGTCCCAGGCCATGAGCACCGCAGCGAAGGGGTGGCCGATGCCAAAATCAATACTCCATAGCTTAGTCCAGTATCGTGGTATCTCATCAAAGGGGATACGAGCTTCACGGATACTCTCCTCTGTTGCAAAAAAGATTTTACCGGAGCCCATGATCGGGATGCCCATCGCGCGGGCCTCACGCTCGTGCGCCTTGTAGCCGGCAATGATCTTCACCTTCTCATCGGCCGAGATGTGACCTACATCATCGATCGTCATCACCGTCACGATGCGATCGATGCTCGGTTCATCGAGATAGCGAAGCACCACGGCCGATCGACCCTTGAGCGGAGTGAAGGTCACGTAGCCCATGCCGCCTGTTGCAGTGATACGCGCCATCAACTCGCTATAGATATCCTCGTCCGGCTCTTCGTCTGCCCACCACCAGTCGAGCGTGGTGGATTGAAACTTCTCCCGGCCGCTCTCGTAGGATTTGAATGTCAGGGTCGAGATACCGTCCTCGACACCGTTGGTGCGATGCTTGACCTGGATGGTGTCGTAGGCGTCGGTAACACCTCGGGCCAGGGAAGGCTTCTCTACGAAGCGGTCGAGCGGGATAAAGCCTGTGCCAAATTCCTCAAGCACTCCGGGTTTCCCGCATAGAAGTTTTTGGGGGCCATCACGAACCAGTAGACCAGTCTCTCCTGCTGCCCATGCAGTTGTAGGTTTTGAAAACCTTCTTCCTTCCCACCAGTCTGGATAATCACCCGTAAGGTGGTAGGACGCTTCAACTGCCCCGGCCATTGTCTTCCCCAACTGGTTTCCAGCCATGAAGAGCCGTTCTCGATGTGTTGCTCCATTTTTGAAGAACTCTGTCTGCTTGTCATAAGGCTTGTAGAAGTTGATTGCCTGAAATTTTTTCCGCCGATACGCAGCCTGCAACGTGTCGTGGATTTGCTGAAGGCGATCGGGGTTGGTCATTCGATCCTCACCCGCGCCGTGCCCGAACCAATGATACCCAAAGCGATTGCGCCTGCTCGCGAGAGATCAATAATGCGTCCTCGTATGAAAGGCCCTCGGTCATTAACTCGACACGTAATAGTTTTGCCTGTGCCAAGATGCGTAACACTGACAATTTTTCCAAAGGGCCAAGTTCGGTGAGCACACGTTGTCGCCATCGGGTTATAGCGTTCGCCGCTCGCAGTGAAACGACCTGAGATATAATAGCTGGCGTAGCCTTCTTGCGCACCGCCCAGGCCGACAGCGCGCACAGCAGGAGCCAGATGGCGCACGTGACGAACACGAGCACGAAGAACCAGTTGATGCTTCGCATGGGAGTGTACATGAGCCAGTGCGAGAACCGATCGAGCTTTTCGAATTGTTCGAGCATGTCTTACTCCGGTGGTGAGAAGGCGAGAACGAGCAACACCGTGATGGTGATTACGAGCAACATGGCGAGCCCGCACACTTCCGCTGCTGTGAAAATGTAGACGAGTGGCACCTGATGCTGGAGCAGCGAAGGCTCCGGTAGTTGCACATAGTCCATAGATCAGTCCTCCAGCGAGAATGTTAAAGACAATCTTCCAAACCTTCATAGTCAAGTTCCCCCGTCGCGACTTCAGTGTACTCACCCTCTACCACGTTGCTCTGATCCGTCAAGGCCGGAAGTTTGTAGCCGGCTTCACCGAGCAACTGCGCCGGGTTGACACCCATCTTGTTCGCCATCATCACGATCGCGTTCACCGTCTCTTGTTCGTTCATCTGATGCTCGACTGTGACCTTGTGCTCGCTCTGTGCATGGAGACCACCCCGGTTCAGGATCATCTCGATTGCCTTGAGCGAAACTTTTGCATCGAGGTTCTTGACGTGCTGCACCAGTGTGCTTGTCGCCAGGATCAGGCCAGCATTGAGACGACGCTTGGCTTCCTCCTGGATCGCCGCCTGAATTTTTGGATCGTGCGAGAGACGGTAGGCGGTGACGGACATCGTGTTGTTGGTGCCCGAGTAGCCGGCCATCCGCGCCGCGAGGGTATAGTTGTCGCTGCCGGTCTCCAGGAGGGAGATGACAAAACGCCGCTGGCGATCGTTGCACGAGCGCATCGCCGGCCCGTAGCCGGCTCTGGGGCTCTCGGAAACTGTAATTTCGTTGCTCATAATAAGGCACTTATCTTTTTCTGGAGAAGATGTCAAGGCCGCCGAGATGTAGTGGGTGTTCGCCGGGTGTCACTAGGAGTGGGAAGTGTGATCTTGGTCACAGAGTGGCATATCGACGGATTTGCATATCGGCGGAGTTTCCCGTAAAAAATCCGCGTGAGATTTCAATGGGGCGATTTCTAGCGGGCGCTAGGCAATCCGGGGTATGCCCCTCCACCGCCGGTCTTTTGTGCCAAGGCAATATAATGGCGCGAAACAAAGTGATCCGAGGGCGAACGATTGTTCCAAGTGGGCGAGATAGATAGGGCCGATTTGAGATATAAGTGCATGCAATGTATGTGTTGCCCAAATAGCACATCAAATCGGACCTAATCCAAGAG